CGCGAAAAATTCAATACTAACCCGCAACTTGCCGGAAGCAGTGCGACGAGTTTTTATCCTGCCGCGTCTGTGAAAGATTATTGGCTGGGTGAGACTTACGAACAAGAACTTCGTGATAACGCAACTCAAGATCTTACTACGGGCGTCACCCGCGCTGTCATCTTGGCAGTGCAGAATAGTAGTGGCGTGGGTCCCTCGCAGATGCTTGGACAAGCATCCCGAGAAGGTAGAACGGGATGGTTTATTGGTCAGGATGTGGGGACCTATTCCTCTTATGTGCCTTTCAACCAGCAAAAGCTTTTCCGTCTAATTGGACGTGGCCACGGTGAGTGGCTGCAGAATAACATTAAAGTGTCTATCGAGAAGATCAATCAATCTCCAAACACAGCTACACAATATGGTACATTCTCTGTTGTATTACGACAACTTCGGGATACCGATAATAATGTAGTAGTGATGGAAAGATTCGATAATCTTACACTTGATCCTACTTCTCCTAACTATGTTGCACGTCGTATTGGCGATAAGTATACTACCTGGGATGAGACAGCACGAACTCTCAAAACTTATGGAGAGTATAACAACCAATCTAAATTTGTATATGTAGAGATGAATGCCGATGTGGATGCAGGCGCAAGTGACGCGACGTTACTTCCCTTTGGTTATTTCGCAGGACCACGCTTCGCTTCAGTAGCTGATCTGCATGGAACAGGAAGCAGCGGAACCGCGTATGTCCCCGTGAGCGGACAGTTCTTCATGGGTGGTGTTAATATCGGAGGTGGAAAAAACCTCTGGCTCTCGGCATCCGTTACTTTCGGTGATGGTCCCCAGATATTGTCGGCATCTCTTACCTTCCCACAGCCACGCCTTCGGGTATCAGCTTCTGATGGCGGCTTAAGTGACCCCACAAAGGCATCTTTTGGATTCCAGACAACACGAACGAGCGGTAGTACACGCTCAGATCCTGGCATGGGAGCTTTTAGTAGACTCCTGTATGCCGGATATGCTGATGGTGGTGGTTCAGGTAATACAACCACAGGTGTTGATGATTATTCGACGGTCTTTTCGCTGGATAACATTGCATCCGCTAGCGCCGCATACTTCTACCAATCTGGTAGTCGCGTGTTAGGCACAAGCATTAGTGCAGGACCGGGACAATCTTATAAGACGCTGCTCGACGCCGGCTATGATAGCTTTACTGCTGAAATTTGGGGCGGTTTCGATGGCTTGGATATTATGGTACCGGATCCGATGTATAACAATGGTATGGCCGCAGCTTCAAGCAATACAACCAACTCCATCTATTATACTTGGAAGAGAGCTATTGATACGGTCGCAGATCCCGAAGTCATTAATATGAATCTTCTGGGTGCCCCGGGACTGACTCACGAGAGTCTGACCACACATATGATTAATGTATGTGAAGATCGCGCCGACGCCATGTCGCTCATCGATCTACCTAATGTGTACATTCCTAATCATGAGCAGTATTATTCCAGTAAAGCCGACAGGCTTGGAGCGACTGTCACACAAGCAGTTTCGTCACTTCGCGATAGAAGTCTAGACTCTAGCTATGGCGCCACCTTCTACCCTTGGGTACAGACCCGGGATGAGAATACAGGCGCACTTCTCTGGATTCCACCTTCTGTCGCTATGATGGGTGTGTTGGCTTCCTCTGAAAAGAAAGCTGCTGTATGGTTTGCCCCTGCTGGATTTAACCGAGGTGGCCTTACAGATGGCGCCGCCGGTATCCCAGTAGTAGGTGTGACACAGAGAGTTACCTCTAAAGAGCGTGACACACTTTACGAAGCTAGTATTAACCCCATCGCATCATTCCCCTCAACAGGAATTGTGGTCTTCGGTCAGAAGACATTGCAGCAATCTCAGTCTGCTCTCGATAGAATTAATGTGCGACGATTGGTCATCTTCTTGAAAAAGCAGATTTCAGTCTTAGCTACGCGAATCCTGTTTGAGCAAAATGTTCAAGCTACGTGGAACCGATTCAAGTCTTTGGTCGAGCCCTTCTTGGCAAATGTCAAGACGCAGTTTGGTATCACAGACTATAAGTTGATTCTTGATGAATCTACCACAACCCCCGACTTAATCGATCAGAACATCATGTATGCGAAGATTATGATTAAGCCAGCGCGCGCCATTGAATACATCGCAATTGACTTTGTGATTATGTCCACAGGCGCTTCTTTCGATGACTAAAAGAGTGGGGGCTTTTTCCCTCACACACTATTTAAAAATAGACAGATATAAGAGGAGTTCTTAAATATGCCATTCTGGTCAACAAATTTTGGTGAAGACACAACATTCAAAGATCCCAAAAGAGCCTTTAGGTTCGTAGTCGAGTTTCAGGGTATTAACGATGAAGCGCAGGGTGGAGCATTGCTCTGGTATGCCAAGACGGTTAATAAGCCATCCTTTACGATTGCGTCGTCAGAACATAAGTATCTAAACCACACCTTTTGGTATCCCGGGTCAGTAACATGGAATGATGTGGCTGTTACCTTAGTCGATCCAGTTAATCCAGATATGACTGCAACTCTTTCAGACATCGTGGTACAATCAGGCTATACCCCACCAACAGATGCTAACTCTTTGGGCACCATGTCCAAGGCGAAGGCTGCAGGGGCACTAGGCACAGTGATTATCACACAGATTGATTCTGATGGCAACCCTTTGGAGACCTGGACTTTGTGGAACTCTTTTATCGTTGATGTAAAGTATGGAGATCTCGCTTATGGAGATGATGCTCTTACTGAACTTAGCGTAAGCCTTAAATATGATTGGGCACGCGTAGAGACATTGAATAGCTCTGTCGCTGTTGCCGGCGGCGGAAACGAGTTCTTCGCTGTATAAGACAAAACTAAACGACGAGGTGTAATTTGTCAAGAAATAAGGATCGCCTGGGAGGCGCTCAACAACCAGATACAACCCCACCCATCGCAGCTATGGGCGATAGCGGGGGCTTTTCATTTGTAATTCCCACGGAATTTGTGGAATTGCCTTCACAGGGTAGATTTTATCCCGAAGGTCATCCACTGTGTGGAGAGGATAGTATTGAAATTAAACAAATGACCGCTAAGGAAGAGGATATGCTTACATCGACAACTCTTCTTAAGAAGGGTGTAGCCTTAGATCGCGTGATTGATAGCCTCATTGTGGATAAACGGATTGATCCTAATTCACTTTTGGTCGGAGATAGAAACGCGATTATTATTGCAACACGAGTTTCCGGATATGGAAATGAATATACTACAAACGTAACGTGTCCTGCGTGCAGCGAAAAACAAGACTATGCATTTAATCTTAATGATGCTAATATTTATTCCGGCGGTGATTTGAGTAAAATGAATATCACCGACAATAAGAATGGGACATTTAGTGTTGTGTTGCCGAAGACAGAAGTGAATATAACATTTCGTCTGTTATGTGGAAATGATGAAAAAACACTAGCGGCTGGAATTGAACATGATCGTCGGCAAAAGATTTATGAAAAACATGTTACACGCCATTTAAAAAATATAGTATGTAGCGTGAATGAAGACGCCTCCGCACAGGCTATTAATTATTTAATTGATAATATTCCTTCTATGGATTCTCGACACTTAAGAGCCGCATGGCGGCTGGTATCGCCTAATATTGATCTTACGCAGAACTTTGAATGTTCTGAGTGTGATCATGTACAGGAAATGGAGGTACCGCTCACTGCAGACTTTTTTTGGCCTAACGAATGAATATATGGAGAACATATATGAGCAGTTCTTCTTTTTAAAATATTCAGGTGGTTGGTCATTTTCCGAAGCATACAATCTCCCAGTTGGTTTAAGAGATTGGTTTGTTCAAAGATTAATTCACCAATTAGAACTGGAAAAAGAGGCCCATGAGAATGCGGGAAAAGGAGGAGGATCTGCTCAAACTCTCTCCAAACACAATCAACCACAATTGCCGCCTCAATTTGCTAATTTAACGGGAAGAAAAGGGAAGTAACAGCTTCCCTGTCTTTTTATATGGCAAACTATTTAATGTAGACAAAAGAGAAGGAACTCTTACGTGCCTGATACCCCTTATATACCC